ACCGCGCTTATGGATGCAGGATGTGAGCATCTCTTCCTGTGGGATGATGACGCGTGGCCAATCGCTGATAACTGGCATCTTCCCTACATCGAATCACCTGAGCCGCACCTGGCTTACCAGTTTCTTGATCTGGCAGGGACGAATAAGCTGAAGGATATGACCGTCCTGTATCGGGATGATAAGCATATCGCTTACACTGGGCAGCGCGGCGTTATGCTTTACTACCACCGCAGCGCCATCGAGAAGGTTGGCGGTTTCGATCCGGTATACGGTCGCGGTATGTACGAGCATCCCGACCTGGCGCTGCGCATTCATAACGCCGGGTTATCGACCTGGGCATTCGCTGATGTAGTCGGCTCTGAAAAGCTGATTCACTCGATGGATGAGTATGAAGAGGGAACACGCTCAATCCCACGGCCCGACCGTGAGGCACTGGTGAAACGAAACGTTGGTATCTTCAACGCTCGCCGAGACAGCGGTTATACAGGTTTTTCCTCGTACAGCAGAAATCCTAATCTGGTGATTACGACGCTGTTAACGAGCCAACCAGACCCACAGCGCGGCGGGAAGATGAAACCAGACCCGCAGGTGTTGCAGCTCTGGGCGGACTCAATATCAGGAGCGCTGCCGATTGTACTGGCTGACGAGTTGAAAGAGTCGCCAACCGGTGCTGATTTGTATGAGGTGCCTGCCTTAAACATGAGCCCTTACTTTGCTCGCTGGCTTCATATCTATCAGTTTCTACGTTCACACCCTGAGTACCACCTTGTCTGGTGTACCGACGGTACTGACGTTGAGATGCTGAGAGAGCCATGGGCAGAAATGCAGCCGGGTAAAATATACGTCGGCTCTGAGCACAAGACGTATGCCGACGAATGGATGAAGGCTAATCACCACGGCAGAGCGTATAGCGATTTCATTCAGCAGTATCGTGATGAACCACTGCTGAATGCTGGGCTGCTTGGTGGCAGCCGTGAAGACGTAATGGAATTTGCTCACCGAATCATCCGACAGCATTACCTGATTGAAAGCCACCGTTTCTGGAAGATGGAGACAGCACCCGCCACGCTGGTGGACATGGGCGCTTTCGGTATGGCTGCAAAGTCTTTCGGTGATCGAATCGCTACCGGCCCACTGGTGCATACCATCTTTAAATCCGAGGGGATTGGTAAAGAGAATGCCTGGTGGCGCCATAAATGAGAGGAAGAAATAATGAAATTAAAGAAACTCATTAGTTTCTTAAAAAATCGCATGTATCAGAAAGCGGCCAAAGAAAAGGCCGCAAAAAGTTATGATGCCTCGATGGTTATAGCGGTCAACTTTACTCGATAATTTTCAAGTTTCTGACGATATCTTGCATCTGTGGGGATTGGATTTCCGAGAGATTTGCGACAATTTTTTTTCTTTTCTCTGGCTCCAGAGCCCCAAAAACAGCAATTGCTAATTGTCGAATGGCTACAAATTCCAGCCCAATCTCTCTTGGAATTCTTTCATCAAGAATGAATTTAAAGTCAACATACTTATCTTGCATTTTCGTTCCTTCATCCAATGTGTTGAACAGCCATCCCACATTGTCTTAAACATCCATGCCCAAACATGGATGGGCTGAGCCACTACATTAACTAAGGTTAATGAGAAGTAACACCCTGATATACAGACAGTAGTCGCTATCGTGCGGCTTTTTTCATTGGAGATAAGCTGGTGGCTGAAGATATTAAGTTTGTGGTGGTTGGTCACCATTCCCGCTTTGCCTCAGCTGCATTGCTGGCTGGCGAACTTGGCGCGCACCTGCTTATCGATGAAGGGAAACACGGTGCGAACTGGAATCACCGGCGCGCTATCGAATGGGCTGCAGAGCAACCATGCCGGGTAGTGGTGCTGGAAGACGACGCGATGCCCGTTCCTTGGTTTGCCGAGCTGGTGGTCGACTGGCTGACCCGCTTTCCTGACGACATGCTGAGCTTTTATCTCGGTACTGGTCGACCGCCACAGTATCAGAAAGAGATTGCTGGAATGCTGGTGGAAGCAGACAGAGTAAACGCTGATCACCTTGTTCTGAGCAAACTGATTCACGGTGTATGTTACAGCCCTCCTCAGGGCAGGCTGGCGCGTATGCTTAACGCATGGAATAAGACGCTGGCGGCTGATTACGCGGTCGGTGAGGCATTCGGTGGCAGGGTAATTTATCCGTGTTACTCGCTGGTGGATCACGCCGACATGCCGACGGTTGAGCGTCACCCTGATAACGAGCCGAGGACAGAACGCCGCCGCGCATGGAGGCTGGCATGAACAAAGAGCCCCGCGTATATGGCAGCCGGTGGGATAAGGCCCGTTTGCGTTTCCTGCAGCAGCACCCACTATGTGTGATGTGTGAGCAGCAGGGACGCATTACCCAAGCAACAGTGGTTGACCATATCGAGCCCCACAAACTAAAAGATGCGCTTAAGTCAGGTAATCCGCTGGTCATATCGAAAGCGCAGCTCCTGTTCTGGAGTAAAGAGAACTGGCAGCCACTGTGCAAAGCACATCATGACTCAACGAAACAGAGAATGGAGAAGAGCGGCGCGGTAATAGGCTGTGATGCCAACGGCTACCCGCTCGATCCTGCGTCTCACTGGAGTAAGTAATGACACAAGATCAGCAAACCATTCTGATGTTTAAGGGGCTGATTGCCTCACTGCCTGAAGAAACCCAGGCGAAAGTTAAACAGGCTGAGAATGCTATTCGTCAGCTACTGACTGATTACCCTGATGGTGAGGCGGTGATTGCACTGGGTCTGGTTGGTGCCGAACTGCAATGCGATGGACTCGAACATGTGAATAAGTGAAATCATTTCATTTGCAACTATATCAAATGAGAATGAATCGCATCAGGGCAGGGGGGGATCAAATCTTCAAATCCTTTGCCCCAAATGACCGCCGCCAAAGTTTGATTTTAACGCTAACCCGATTTTTTTAGTTTTAAGGTGTTGACATATGGCAGATAAACGAACCCGTTCCGACAGTTCGGCAGCAGCGGTTCAGGCCATGAAAAATGCAGCAGTGGACACCATCGATCCTCCGTCCCATGCAGGTTTGGAAAAAAAAGCCGAACCATTCTGGCATGACAATATCAGATCGAAAGCTCTGGACAGCTGGACGCCGGCCGACCTTCTGGCCGCTGTAGAACTGGCAAATAACCAGCTCTATATCACGGTTTTGCGTAAGGATTTACGCAAAGAAGAGCGAACACGCGGAGAGGGCCGCGAAGAAGGGCTGATCAAAGACCTCCGCAAGCAAATTGTTGAGCTGCAGCGAACTATTCTGGCCCAGCGCCGTGACCTCCAGATCCATTCCCACGCAACCAACGGTGAAAGCCGCGACCAGAAGAAACGCAATCAGAATGATCGTGATGCACGAAATACCAAAACCGAGCATCAGGACCAGGACGACAACCTGATCGCCTTTCCCAAGCACGGATAAAAGACTATGACGCGAGGTGAGCGTGTAATAGCGTTCATTGAGCGCTTTTGCATCGTGCCGGAAGGCAAGCTTATCGGCCAGCCTATGCGGTTGGACCCCTTTCAGAAAGATTTCATCCTGGCGGTTTACGACAATCCAGCCGGAACGGATATGGCGATCCTCAGCATCGCCCGAAAAAACGGTAAAACAGGCTTAATCGCTGGAATCCTCCTGGCTCACCTGGTGGGGCCTGAAGCGGTTCAGAACACGCAGATTGTCAGCGGTGCACTTAGCCGGGAACAGGCGGCCATCGTTTTTAACCTCGCGGTTAAGATGGTCAACCTGAACCCTAAGCTGCAGGAGATTGTTCACATTACGCCAAGCGGCAAAAAGCTGATTGGTTTGCCGTGTAACGTCGAATACAAGGCTTTATCCGCAGAAGGTAAGACGACGCACGGCCTTTCCCCCATTCTGGCCATTCTTGATGAAACCGGGCAGGTAAGGGGACCACAGGATGATTTTATCGATGCAATAACTACCGCGCAGGGGGCGCATGAGAACCCGCTGCTGATTGTTATCAGTACGCAGGCAGCAAATGACGCCGACCTGCTGAGCATATGGATTGATGATGCAGTCAAATCGAAAGACCCGCACATCGTGTGCCACGTTTATGAAGCGCCAAAAGATGCTGATATCAGTAAACGCGAGTCCTGGCTGGCCGCGAACCCGGCGCTGGGAACATTCAGGTCAGAAAAAGACATGGCGCGCCAGGCCGAGAAAGCAGGCCGAATGCCAAGCTTCGAAAACACCTTCCGAAACCTCAACCTCAATCAGCGCGTTTCTACCGTATCGCCATTTATTTCCCGCAGCGTGTGGGAGCTTTGCGGAGAGATGCCGATAAACACCCCGAGGAAGTGGTACGCGGGGCTGGATCTGTCAGCCAGGAACGACTTAACGGCGCTGGTTATAGCTGGTGAAGCAGATGATGGTGTTTGGGATGTTTTCCCCTTCTTCTGGACACCGCAAAAGACTCTTGAAGAGCGAACCAAAACGGACCGCGCACCCTATGACGTTTGGGTGAGAGAGGGGCTGCTGCGCACCACGCCAGGCGCTTCGGTGGATTACTCATTCGTCGTTGCGGATATCGCTGAAATTATCGGTGATTTCGACCTTACCTCGATGGCTTTTGACCGCTGGCGCATTGACCAGTTCAGGAAGGATGCCGATGCCATTGGGTTGAGCCTCCCGCTGGTCGAGTTCGGCCAGGGCTTTAAGGATATGGGGCCAGCTGTAGACACGCTGGAGTCTCTGATGCTAAACGGGCGCGTGAGGCATGGCATGCACCCAGTATTAACGATGTGTGCTGTGAATGCGGTGGTGGTGAAAGATGCTGCTGGCAACCGCAAGCTCGATAAGTCCAAAGCAACAGGCCGTATTGATGGCATGGTCGCAATGACAATGTCCGTTGGTGCTGCTAATGGGGAAGTTACCGAACAGGGTGGTGACTTCGATGACTTCATTTTCCGACCGCTGAGCATGTGATGGAAGAACCTAAATACACGATTGACCTGCGAACCAATAACGGCTGGTGGGCAAGGCTGCAGTCCTGGTTTGTCGGCGGGCGTTTAGTCACCCCAAATCAGGGCTCACAGACGGGGCCTGTTTCGGCCCACGGACACCTGGGCGATTCATCCATTAACGATGAACGGATACTGCAAATTTCGACGGTTTGGCGCTGCGTGAGCCTGATTTCAACGCTCACGGCATGCTTACCGCTTGATGTCTTCGAAACAGACCAGAATGACAACCGTAAAAAAGTGGATTTGAGCAATCCACTGGCGCGGCTGCTGCGCTACTCACCGAATCAGTACATGACCGCCCAGGAATTCAGGGAGGCCATGACGATGCAGTTGTGTTTCTACGGTAACGCTTATGCACTGGTGGACCGCAACAGCGCAGGTGACGTGATCAGCCTTCTCCCGCTTCAGTCTGCCAATATGGATGTGAAACTCGTCGGAAAAAAAGTGGTTTATCGCTATCAACGAGACAGCGAATACGCCGACTTTTCGCAGAAAGATATTTTTCACCTTAAAGGCTTCGGATTCACCGGGTTGGTAGGGCTGTCGCCCATCGCCTTTGCCTGTAAATCGGCAGGTGTGGCCGTTGCGATGGAGGACCAGCAGCGAGATTTCTTCGCCAATGGTGCCAAGTCTCCGCAAATCCTCTCAACTGGCGAAAAAGTGCTAACTGAACAGCAGCGCTCGCAGGTCGAAGAGAACTTCAAAGAGATCGCCGGCGGACCGGTGAAAAAACGTCTCTGGATTCTGGAAGCGGGCTTTTCCACATCGGCAATTGGCGTAACGCCACAGGATGCCGAAATGATGGCGTCCCGAAAATTTCAGGTAAGTGAACTGGCGCGATTCTTTGGCGTACCGCCTCACCTTGTCGGCGATGTCGAGAAGTCAACGAGCTGGGGATCGGGCATCGAGCAGCAGAATCTCGGCTTCCTGCAGTACACCCTGCAGCCCTATATCTCCCGGTGGGAAAACAGCATTCAGCGGTGGCTTATTCCTGCTAAGGATGTTGGACGTATTCATGCTGAGCACAATCTCGACGGCCTGCTGAGGGGCGATTCGGCATCCCGCGCAGCCTTTATGAAGGCAATGGGAGAGGCAGGATTACGCACCATCAATGAGATGCGCCGAACGGACAACCTCCCGCCATTGCCGGGTGGCGATGTGGCAATGCGCCAGTCGCAATACGTGCCGATCACCGACTTAGGAACCAACAAAGAGCCCCGTAATAACGGGGCTTAATTTTTATGGGGGCCGTAATGCCTGAAATCGTAAAAACGCTGTCCTTCGACGAGACAGAAATCAAATTCACCGGTGACGGTAAGCAGGGGATTTTTGAAGGCTATGCCTCTGTTTTTAATAACACCGATTCCGATGGCGACATCATTCTGCCCGGGGCGTTTAAAAACGCCCTGGCGAACCAGGCCCGCAAAGTGGCGATGTTTTTCAACCACAAGACGTGGGAGTTGCCGGTTGGCAAATGGGACAGCCTGGCTGAAGACGAAAAAGGCCTGTATGTGCGCGGTCAACTTACGCCAGGGCACAGCGGCGCCGCCGACCTGAAAGCGGCAATGCAGCACGGTACGGTTGAAGGTATGTCGGTTGGCTTTTCCGTTGTGAAAGACGATTACACCATCATTCCAACAGGCCGCATTTTTAAGAATATCCAGGCTCTGCGCGAAATCAGCGTCTGCACTTTCCCCGCTAACGAACAGGCTGGCATCGCAGCCATGAAAAGTGTCGACGGCATTGAAACAATTCGTGATGTGGAGAACTGGCTGAGGGATTCAGTCGGACTCACCAAATCACAGGCAGTTGGGTTAATAGCCCGGTTTAAGTCAGCGATTCGGAGCGAGTCCGAGGGCGACGGAAACGAAGCACAAATCAACGCTCTGCTTCAGAGCATTAAATCTTTCCCTTCCAATTTAGGTAATTAATTATGTCTGAACTCGCTCTCATTCAAAAAGCAATCGAAGAATCCCAGCAGAAAATGACCCAGCTGTTCGATGCGCAGAAAGCTGAAATCGAAAGCACGGGCCAGGTTTCCAAACAGCTGCAGTCCGACCTGGCAAAAGTGCAGGAAGAACTGACCAAATCCGGTACGCGTCTCTTCGATCTGGAACAGAAACTGGCTTCCGGTGCTGAAAATCCTGGTGAGAAGAAATCCTTCTCTGAACGTGCTGCGGAAGAGCTCATCAAGTCATGGGACGGTAAACAGGGCACCTTCGACGCGAAGACGTTTAACAAGTCTCTCGGCAGTGACGCTGATTCTGCTGGCTCACTGATCCAACCTATGCAGATACCTGGTATCATCATGCCTGGCCTGCGCCGTCTGACCATCCGTGACCTGCTAGCTCAGGGACGCATTTCCAGCAACGCTCTGGAATATGTGCGTGAAGATGTGTTTACCAATAACGCCGATGTGGTGGCCGAGAAAGCGCTGAAACCTGAATCGGATATTACCTTCAGCAAGCAGACCGCGAACGTGAAGACTATCGCCCACTGGGTGCAGGCGTCACGTCAGGTTATGGACGATGCACCAATGCTGCAGTCATACGTCAACGGCCGTCTGATGTATGGTCTGGCACTGAAGGAGGAAAACCAGCTGCTGAACGGCGACGGCACTGGGGATAACCTGGAGGGGCTGAACAAAGTGGCTACCGCCTACGACACCTCACTGAACGTTTCCGGTGACACCCGCGCTGACATCATCGCTCATGCTATTTACCAGGTGACCGAGTCTGAGTTTAGCGCTTCCGGTATCGTCCTGAACCCGCGCGACTGGCACAACATCGCGCTGCTGAAAGACAACGAAGGCCGTTACCTCTTCGGTGGTCCTCAGGCGTTTACCAGCAACATCATGTGGGGCCTGCCAGTGGTTCCGACTAAGGCGCAGGCCGCCGGTACCTTTACGGTGGGCGGTTTTGATATGGCCTCACAGGTGTGGGATCGCATGGATGCCACCGTGGAAGTCAGCCGTGAAGACCGCGATAACTTCGTGAAAAACATGCTGACCATCCTGTGCGAAGAACGCCTGGCGCTGGCTCACTATCGCCCGACGGCAATCATCAAGGGCAGTTTCTCTTCTGGCTCATGATGGAGGGGGCGGGGTGACCCGCCCTTTTAACGTATGGCGATAGATGTTCTGGATGTAATTGGCCTCAGCCTGTTTAAGCAGCAGATTGAATTTGAGGAAGACGACAGGGACGAGCTGATCACCCTGTACGCTCAGGCCGCTTTTGACTACTGCATACGCTGGTGCGATGAACCAGCTTGGAAAGTTGCAGCTGATATTCCTGCAGCCGTTAAGGGCGCCGTTCTCCTTGTCTTTGCTGACATGTTTGAACACCGCACCGCGCAAAGCGAAGTACAGCTATATGAGAACGCTGCAGCAGAACGCATGATGTTCATTCATCGCAACTGGCGCGGTAAATCTGAACCTGAGGAGGGCTCCTGATGGAACCTGGACGATTCAGGCACCGGGTAAAAATTCTCACCTTCACGACTTCGCGCGATCCATCTGGTCAGCCGGTTGAATCGTGGACTGGTGGCAACCCGGTCCCGGCTGAGGTAAAGGGGATCAGCGGCAGAGAGCAGCTTTCAGGCGGCACGGAAACGGCGCAGGCAACCATTCGCGTCTGGATGCGCTTCAAGTCAGAGCTGAACGCCTCTTCTCGTCTGGAAGTGCTTAGCGGCCCGTATAAAGGTCAGGTGCTAAATATCATCGGTCCTCCTGTAGCAAATGCGACCGGCACTCGCCTGGAAATTCTTTGCAAAACGGGAGCTGAAAAATGATTGAGACGAGCCTCGATTTTTCCGGGTTAAATGACATTGCAAAGGATCTGGAAGCGCTTAGCCGCGCTGAAAACAACAAGGTTCTGCGTGATGCCACGCGCGCCGGTGCCGAAGTGCTTAAGGAAGAAGTGATCGCCCGCGCTCCGGTGCGTACCGGGAAACTGAAAAAAAACGTGGTGGTGGTGACCCAAAAAAGCCGCCGCCGCGGGGAAATTTCTTCCGGCGTCCATATTCGTGGTGTTAACCCGCGCACCGGGAACAGCGATAACACGATGAAGGCGAGTAACCCGAGAAACGCCTTTTACTGGCGATTCGTTGAAATGGGAACCGTTAACATGCCACCGCACCCTTTCATTCGTCCCGCGTTCGATGTTCGCCAGGAGCAGGCGACAGAGGTTGCGATCAGGCGTATGAACCAGGCCATAGACGAGGCATTAAGCAAATGACGGAAGACGATCTCTATCCTCTGCTGGAACCGCTGGCCGGAGGGCAGGTTTATCCCTACGTTGCGCCGCTCGGCAGTGACGGGAAGCCTTCAGTCTCTCCGCCCTGGGTAATTTTCTCGATTATTACCGACGTGGCTGCAGACGTTCTTTGCGGTCAGGCTGAATCTGCCGTTTCTGTGCAGGTTGATGTCTATTCCAGCACCATCACTGAAGCGCGCACGATCAGGAATATGGCGCTTGATGCTCTGCAGGTGCTGAAGCCGGAAAGCATTGTGAAAACGCCGGGCTATGAGCCTGATCTGCGCTATCACCGGGCAACGCTCGAATTTCAGGTAACCGTTTAACCTTACCCACCATAACAGACCGCTCCGGCGGTCTTTTTTTTAACTGGAGAAACCATGACCAGTAAGTATGAAGTCACAAAGGGGATGACCTTTGCCGTCTCCGACGCACCCGTAACCGCCGATGATTTTAACGCCTCAGGCTTCCCGGGGGCTGGCATTACCTGGCTGGAAGCTGCCTGTGCAACAAAGGAGATCACCTTCACCGGCGGGCAGAAAGGGGATATCGACGTAACCACGCTGTGCTCAACTGAACAAGAGCAAACCAACGGCCTCGCCGCACCTGCTGAAATGAGCATTACCCGTAACTGGGTTGGCGATGAAGCAGCGCAGGAGGCACTGCAGACCGCTTACGAAAATGACGAACTGCGTGCGCTGCGTGTGGTATTCCCGTCTGGCAACGGTTTCTACGTGCTGGTGGAGGTACGCCAGAGCTCATGGTCTGCTGCAACCTCTTCCGTTGTTGGCGCTACCTATTCTCTGCGTGTACGCGGCAAACCTAAACGCATCCACGCGTCTGGTTCTTGAGCGGCTTCGGCCGCTTTTTTTATCCCTTCGACCATGTAACAAGAGAAAAATGAAATGGCGCAAAAAACATCACAGAATTCATTACGCAACGTGGCGCTTACAGCATCGAAAGCCTATCGCACCAAAGAAGGTATCACGGTCCCTGAATGGGATGGCGCAAAGGTAACGCTGCGTGAACCTTCTGGCGATGCCTGGGTGAAATTCAGGGAGATCGTTAATCCCCATCTCGCCGATGGCGAAGAGGCACCGACGCTGACGGAGGCTGAAAAGTTTCTGCGTAACAAAGAGGCTGATGTGGTTCTGTTTATTGACGTTCTGCTGGATGAAAACGGCGAGCGCGTATTCAGCGATGAGGATCAGGAGCAGGTATCTAAAATTTATGGTCCTGTGCACTCCCGCCTGCTGGCTCAGGCCCTCAACCTCGGAATGAGCCAGGAAGAAGCGGGAAAGCCGTAAAGCAGCCGCTGACCTTTTTCCTGATGTCGCTCGCGCTCCGGATGGGGCGCACTCTTCACGAACTGCGCCAGACCATGACCGCCAGCGAGCTCAAAATGTGGATCGAGTTCGACCGCATCAGTCCAATTGGTGACTGGCGCGCCGATGCACAGGCGGCGCAGATCTCCGTTGCAATGCTGAACTCTCAGGGTGGGAAATTCACCATTCCTGACGTGATGCTGAAGTGGGGAGAGCAGGAAGAGGTCGCAGAAGTCTCAGAACTCGAAAATTGGATATCCGGTCTTTGACGCCCGCGGCTGCGGGCTTTTTTTATGGGTGAAATATGGCAACGCTGCGCGAGCTAATCATCAAAATTTCGGCGAACTCATCTTCTTTCCAGTCAGAGATCGCCAGAGCGTCCCGCATGGGAACGGATTACTACCGCACTATGGAACAGGGCGGGAAAAAAGCTGCAGCGGCCACGCGTGAAACTCAGCGGTCTTTGGCTGACCTGAACTCTCAACTAGCAACAGTACGATCCTCTGCTGCCGGGCTTGCCGGTGCGTGGGCTGGTGCATTTGCCACGCATCAGTTGATTCAGTTTGCCGACACGTGGAACCAGTTGAATGGGCGTCTTCGCCTTGCGTCCTCTTCCAGTGAGGATTACGTGCAATCCCAGCGTGTGCTGATGGAGATTAGCCAGCGCACCGGAACCTCCCTCGAGGCAAACAGCAACCTGTACAGCAGAATTGCGCAGTCCCTGCGTGATGCCGGTTACGCTTCTGCTGACGTCGCAAAAGTTACGGAAACCGTAGCAACCTCACTGAAGCTGTCTGGCGCCAGTACCGAAGAGGCGAGTTCTGTTATCACCCAGCTTAGCCAGGCACTTGGCTCAGGCGTTTTGCGAGGTGAAGAATTTAACTCCATCATGGAGAACGGTGGCCGCCTGGCGAAACTGCTGGCTGATGGGCTGGGTACCACTGTTGGTGGCCTGCGAAATATGGCCAACAACGGCGAGCTGACGACCAACAAGATCGTCCCGCTGCTGACCAACGTTGAGATCCTCCGTAAAGAATTCGACACCCTTCCAGCATCCATCAGCGGATCTGCACAGAAAGTGCAAAACGCCTTTCTCGCATGGGTTGGCGGGGCGAATGATGCTGTCGGCGCATCATCCACGCTTTCTGGCGTGCTGGATGGTCTGGCGAGTAACATCGATGATGTGGCAAATACAGCCGGTCTTCTGGTTGGTGTTGGCCTCGCTCGTTATTTTGGCAACATGGTCGGCAGCGTTGCTCAGTCAACCCGGGCAGTCCTCGCTAATACGGCCGCCGAGGTCGCGCTGGCGCAGGCTCAGGTCCGTGGAGCTCAGGTTAGCGTTGCTGCTGGTCGCCAGGCTGTTTACCGCGCTCAACAGGCGCGTGCAGCGGCGACGAGTATTGAGGCTCAGATTGTCGCTGAGCGTAATCTTGCTGCTGCTCAGGCATCACTGAATACGGCGCTTGCTGGCAGGACTTCGGCCGTTAATAACCTCACCAATACAGCCTCGGTGATGTCCCGCCTGGGTAGTGGCGTTCTTGGTATTCTCGGTGGCTGGCCTGGAGTGATTATCGGTGCCGGCGCTGCGATGTATGGCCTGTATCAGCATACCCAGCAGGTGCACCGTGAGGCGGTAGGTTTTGCCAACAATCTCGACGAGATCAACACCAAGCTCCAGCAGATGTCGGTGCTTGGCCTGCGTTCGACCGCGGCTGATGCCCGTACATCTTTACAGGCGCAAAAACAGGACCTGGCCGACCTCGACTCTCAGATCGCGAAGGTGAAAGACAGCCTTAAGGCGGTTGACCAAATCCAGCAGGACTACAACCGCCATCCGACGCTGACCCTGATCAACACCTTCATGGACCAGGCCGACATCACGGCCAAAAACATCGAGCTGACCGACAAGCTGAACCAGCTGGAGTACCAGCGCGAACAGGCAGCCTCAAAAGTCGAGCAAACGCAGAAGCTGGTAAACAATGCCAGTGACCTGGCCACGCAAAAGGCTATCGAACAGGCTGGTGCCGTATCAATCCTGAAAGGTGCGTATGACCTGCTTAACCGCTCAATGTCAGCGACCGCTGGCGCCAAGCCGCCACAATATGCCGGGCCCGTCGTTTCACTGGCGAACGCAACACCGCAACAGCAAACCGCACTGGAGCGCTCGCGCCGCGATAATGAGCTGGCCAGCTTAAGCGGATTAGAGAAACTCCATCAGCAGCACGTGTATGAAGCAGAAGACCTGAAGCTGACGGGGGCGCTTTACACCCAGTACATCTACAACAAGGATCAGGCAGCCAAAAAGGATGCAGCGGCTGCGGAGGCAAAAAAAACCTCTACCGCCGCCTCGAAAGCACAGAGTAAAGCCGACCGTGAAGCGGCCAGCACCGCCGAACAGTATTCCCGCAAAATGGCCGATCTCAGTGTGGCTATCGACGTGCAACGCGTCCGGGCGACGGAAGGAGAAAAAGCCTCCGAGCTTTACGCTGCATCGCACCAGGCAGGCACTAAATGGACCGATGAGCAGCGCAGGGCGATCCAGGCATCATCAGCAGAGCTGGCAAAATGGACGCAAAAAGCCGACGAGAACGTGCGAAAGCAGCGCGAACAAGCCGATGCCCTGAAGGATTTAACTGAAGCGGCCAGAAAGTTCAGGGATGAGGCGACGCTGACAACCGACACCGCAGGCATGAGTGATCGCCAGCGCAGCCGGTTCGACGAGACGCAACAGATCGACCGTGTTTTCACTAAAGCTGGTGGCGACAAAAGCACTCAGGCTGTGATAGCTCGAAGCGAAGCACTCGATGCTCTGGATAAGAAATACAAGGCTATTGCAGCAGCTGAAGCGGATTGGATGTCCGGAGTATCACGCGGCTATGCCAACTGGTTTGATGAAATCAGTAATGTATCCGGCACGGTTTCTGATGGGGTGAAAACCACACTCGACAGCGCGTTTGGTAACGTCACCTCAATGTTAGAAGGAAATAAGGTTAGCTGGAAATCGTGGGGTATTTCTGTACTGCAGATTATCGAAAAAGTGGCTCTGCAGATGGCGGTTGTTAGCGCGATGGGGGGTGCCTCTTCCGGTTCTGGCATCTTTGGCTCACTCATCGGCAGTGTCGGCAGCTTCTTTGGTGGTGCAGCTGGAGCATCTGCCAGTACCGGCACCGCTATTTCCAATTATGGATCAAGCTTCCAGTTTAATGCCAAAGGAGGTGTTTATGACTCTCCATCCCTGAGCGCTTTCAGCAATGGGATCGTCAGAAACCCCACAATGTTCGCTTTCGCAAAGGGCGGGGCCGGAATCATGGGCGAGGCTGGTCCGGAGGCAATCATGCCGCTAACCCGCGCGCCGGATGGTTCTCTCGGTGTTCGTGCGGTCGGAGGCGGAGGTGGTCAGCCTGTATCTTCGGCGCCACAGGTTTATATCACTATCGATGGCAACGGCAACACCTCAACGCAAACCTCACCAGGCCTTGAGCAATTTGGTGCCGAAGTCGGGAAATTTGTCGATCAGCGATATAAGCAGAATGTAATGCGTGATATCCGCCCCGGCGGTGACATCTGGAACGCAATGAAAGGAACCCGATAACTATGGCCATTGAAACTTTCACCTGGTGCCCACGAATTAACGCGGAGGCTGATACAAATTTCCGCGTCAGGAAAGCACAGTTTGGTGATGGATATGAGCAGGTTTCAGGGGATGGATTGAACACCAGAACTCAGCAGTGGACGCTTAACTTCACTGGCAACGAAACCTACATTTCTGCCATTAAGTCTTTCCTCGACAGGCATGAAGGGACGAAAGCCTTCCAGTGGAAGCCGCCGCTCGAACCTTTGGGTTTGTATCGTTGCGAAACGTTTAAACCCACAGGGCTGGGCGCGGGGAAATTCAACCTTGAAGCAACATTCATCCAGGCATTTAAACCATGAGCTTAAACGCAGACTATCAGAAGCTTGAATCCGGAAACGATGTTCGTCTGATTGAGGTGGACGGTTCCTCCTTTGGGCTAACGGACGTTCTCCGCTTTCACAATTACAGCATTCCCCACACGGAAGCGGAAATCATCGCCGCTGGTGGTGATGAGTCCAGGCTACCGGCGAAACCAATCTGGTGGCAGGGAAATGAATACGCTGCCTGGCCGTATCAGCTGGAGGGCCTGGAAAAATCAACCAGTGGGAGCAATGCAACGCCATCACTGACGGTTGCAAACATCGAAAGCTCCATTTCTGCCCTGTGTCTTGCGTATGACGATCTGCTGCAGGCGAAAGTCACTATTCACGACACAAAAGAGAAATATCTCGATGCCAGAAATTTCGCAGACGGCAACCCAACTGCAGACCCGACCCAGGAAAAGTTGCAGGTCTGGTATATCGACGGGAAAACGGGCGAGCTTGCTGGTGAAACCGTTGAGTTTGTTCTGTCCAGCCCGATGGACCTGCAGGGGCAAATGATCCCGACGCGCCAGCTTCATTCCCTGTGTACCTGGTGCATCCGGAATAAATATCGTACCGGCGACGGCTGCGATTATGCCGGAACCCGATATTTCGATAAAAACAATAAACCGGTGAGCGATCCATCACTTGATGAATGCAACGGCACGCTGACGGCCTGCAAACTGCGTTTCGGCGAAGATAACGAGCTTTCGCATGGTGGCTTCCCGGGAACATCTTTGATCAGGAGCTGATATGCGTCAGAAAACCATCGATGCGATTATGGCGCATGCTGCAGCAGAATATCCTCGTGAGTGCTGTGGTGTGGTGGCGCAGAAAAGCCGCGTTGAACGTTATTTTCCGTGCCGGAATCTTGCCGCGGCGACGGAGGACAATTTTGTCCTTTGCCCGGAAGATTACGCAGCCGCTGAGGACTGGGGAACGGTGATCGCCATCGTTCACAGTCACCCTGACGCCACAACGCAACCGAGCGAACTGGATAAAGCGCAATGCGATGCAACGCTTTTACCCTGGCATATCGTGAGCTGGCCTGAGGGGGATTTACGCACCATCCAGCCGCGTGGAGAACTGCCGCTGCTGGAGCGTCCGTTTGTGCTTGGTCACTTCGACTGCTGGGGGCTAGTAATGAGCTATTTCCGGCAAACGCATGGTATCGAGCTCCACGATTACCGGGTGGATTATCCCTGGTGGGAAAACGACTATCCGGACAACTTCTATCAGGATTGCTGGTATGAGTGCGGATTCCGTGAATTCGACGGGCCACCGAAACCCGGCGATATGGTGATCATGCAGGTCCAGGCTGATAAGTGGAACCACGCGGGAATCCTGCTGGAGGGTAATATGCTGCTGCACCACCTGTATGGACATCTGAGCCAGCGCGTGCCGTATGGTGGATACTGGCAGGAACGAACGATGAAGATTCTACGTTACAAATCTCTGTGCTAACCTTTTGCAAAACGAAAAAAGAGGTTAGGGATATGAGGAAGTTTCTTTCGATATTGGCGTGTAGCCTGATTATTATTGGTTGCACACCTTCTGAAAAGGATTTTATTGACATGGGGGAGTCCTTAGTCAAAGACACCCTTAAAGATCCGGACAGCGCTAAGTTTGAATCATTTTTCCGTGATTTTGGTGAAAATACTGGATATGTTTGCGGTCATGTGAATGCTAAAAATTCATACGGCGCATATACGGGTAAAAAACCATATTATGTGCGGATTGAGGTCAAAGATGGGAAGGTCAATAATCATGGACCAATCATCATTATTAATGACCAAGACCAAAAGAAAATCGATTCCTATGAGTCAATCTGTCAAAAGGACTGATATGCGATGAAAAAGATTATCCTCCCAATTTTTATCTTCTTGCTGATGGGGTGTTCTGTTTCCTCACTGGAAGAACAAAAACCTATTTTATCAGAGCATTCAACAAAAACTGTTGATGAGGTCAACCGTTGCCTTGCTCCTAAATGGGTGGAGCTACGTTCTTCAAGCACCAGCATACCCACTGAATCAGGATACAAAATCACAGCATCAGACGATATATTCGGTGCTCTTTCAGTAGTGAATATCGATAAATCAGCTACAGGCGGAAGTGACATACAGGTTTATGCCGTCGCGAAAGGATGGAACGACCACTGGGCTACTGCCGCCAGATCATGTCTTTGAAAAAGCCAAAAATAATCTAAGCCATCTTCGGGTGGCTTTTTTTATGGGGAATGAAAATGTCAGAGGTTATGACCCGAATTGAGCTCGGCGGTGTTTTGGGCAAAACCTACGGGAAGGTTCACCATCGCCTAATAAGAACAACCGCAGAGGCGATCAACTCTGTTACAAAAACAATAGACGGGCTGGAGAAATTTTTGATAACCAGCAAAGCAAGGGGCCTGACCTACGCCGTCTTTAAAGATAAAAAAAATATCGGAAAAGATGATTTTGGTTTTCCGGTAACAGGGGAGGTTATTCGAATTGTCCCTGTGGTGATCGGAAGTAAAAAAGCCGGGGTATTACAGACAATTCTTGGCGCCGTGCTCGTCGTTGTTGGGGTAGCCATTGGCTATTTCTCAGGTGGCACTCTATCAGCTGTGGGGTACGGGGCTGCGAAATTCGGTGCAGCCATGATGCTGGGGGGAGTTGTCCAAATGCTATCTCCTCAACCTGCAGGTCTGGCCAGCAAACAAAGCGCAGATAACCGTGCATCCTACGCGTTTGGTGGCGTAACAAACACCGCGGCTCAAGGTTACCCGGTACCGCTCCTGTATGGCCGCCGGCGGATAGGCGGAGCGATTATTTCTGCGGGAATTTATGTCGAAGATCAGCAGTAGGTAACTAACCTTTTTTTTCTGGCCACCTTCGGGTGGCTTTTTTTTATGGGCGCAATATGGCTACAGATAAAGTGTTAAAGGGCCGCAAGGGCGGCAGCTCCAGTTCACGAACCCCTACCGAGCAGCCTGATGATCTGCAATCTGTAGCGAAGGCAAAAATCCTCATTGCGCTTGGGGAGGGGGAGTTTGCAGGGCAGCTAACCGGCAAAGATATCTACCTGGACGGAACGGCGCTGGAGAATGCCGACGGCTCCCAAAACTTCAGCGGCGTGACGTGGGAGTTTCGCGCGGGAACGCAGGCGCAAAAGTATATTCAGGGTATTCCCGGTACCGAAAACGAGATCAGCGTGGGAACTGAGGTATCAAGCGCTACAGCCTGGACGCGCACGTTTACCAATACGCAGCTTTCAGCAGTTCGTCTGCGTCTGAAATGGCCCTCGCTTTTCAAACAGGAGGACGACGGCGATCTGGTTGGTTACTCGGTCAATTATGCGATTGACCTGCAGACGGACGGCGGCGCATGGCAGACGGTACTCAATACCAGTGTGACCGGAAAAACGACGTCTGGTTATGAGCGCAGCCATCGTATTGATTTACCGCAGGCGGGCAGCACCTGGACAATCCGCCTGCGTAAGATTACCTCTGACGCCAACAGCGCGAAGATCGGCGACACGATGACGCTGCAGAGCTTCACTGAGGTGATTGACGCCAAATTACGCTATCCAAACACAGCGTTACTCTACATCGAATTCGATTCCAGCCAGTTTAACGGCTCTATCCCGCAGATCTCCTGCGAGCCCCGCGGCCGCGTTATCCGCGTTCCGGATACCTACGACCCTGAAACCCGCACTTATAGCGGTACATGGACCGGTGCGTTTAAGTGGGCATGGACGGATAACCCTGCGTGGATTTTTTACGATCTGGTTGTTTCTGACCGGTTCGGCCTCGGGCACCGTTTGACCGCTGCGAATATTGATAAATGGACGCTTTATCAGGTTGCCCAGTATTGTGATCAGATGGTACCAGACGGCAAAGGGGGCAACGGTACCGAACCACGTTATACCTGCAACGTGTACATTCAGGACCGGAACGACGCCTACACAGTCCTGCGTGATTTTGCTGCTATCTTCCGTGGCATGACCTACTGGGGCGGTGATCAGATTGTTGCGCTTGCCGATATGCCGAGAGATGTGGATTACGCTTACACCCGCGCTAACGTTATCGACGGACGCTTTACCTATTCCAGCAGCACGACAAAAACGCGGTATACCACGGCGCTGGTTTCCTGGTCTGATCCGGGTAACGCCTATGCAGATGCGATGGAGCCGGTGTTTGAGCAGCCTCTGGTGGCCCGGTACGGATTTAATCAGCTGGAAATGACAGCCATCGGCTGTACCCGTCAATCAGAAGCGAACCGAAAGGGGCGCTGGGGTATTCTTACCAACAACAAGGATCGCGTTGTTTCGTTTGATGTTGGCCTGGACGGAAACATTCCGCAGCCGGGATACATCATCGCCGTGTCAGACGAGCTTCTGTCTGGCAAAGTTATGGGCGGCCGCATCAGTGCCGTTAACGGTCGTGTGATAAAACTTGACCGCGTTGCTGATGTAGCAGCAGATGATCGCCTGATTCTCAATCTCCCCTCCGGCGCGTCGCAGAGCAGGACCATTCAGGCCGTGAACGGGAAATCAGTCACAGTCACTACGGCATACAGTGAGACGCCACAGGCCGAAGCTGTTTGGGTGGTTGAGTCAGATGAACTTTACGCCCAGCAGTATCGTGTTGTCAGTGTCTCCGATAACAATGATGGTACCTTCTCGATTACTGGCGCATGGCACGATCCGGATAAATATGCCCGTATTGATACCGGAGCCATTATTGACCAGCGGCCGGTGAGTGTGATCCCGCCGGGTAACCAGTCGCCGCCTGCGAACATCGTGATCAGCTCCTTTTCAGTGGTGCAGCAGAATATCAGCGTCGAAACCATGCGCGTGAGCTGGGACCAGGCGCAGAACGCTATCTCCTATGAAGCGCAATGGCGCCGCAACGACGGGAACTGGGTTAACGTGCCGCGCAGCTCCACCACGTCATTTGATGTATCGGGTATTTATGCCGGGCGCTACCTCGTGCGTGTGCGCGCTATTAATGCCGCTGAAATTTCCTCTGGCTGGGGCTACTCCGAAGAGAAAACGCTGACGGGCAAGGTGGGAAATCCGCCGAAACCTGTCGGCTTTGCGACAACGCCGATCAACTGGGGGATTCGCCTGAACTGGGGATTCCCGGCTAACACCGGGGACACGCTGAAAACGGAAATTCAGTACACCGCGAACAGTGATTTCTCAAATCCTCTGCTGTTGTCTGATGTGCCTTATCCTTCTGCCGAATACACTCAACTGGGATTAAAAGCGGGGCAGGAATTCTGGTACCGTGCGCAGCTGGTAGACAGAACGGGTAATGAATCCGGCTGGACCGACTGGGTTCGTGGTGAATCTAATGCGAATGCTGACGACTACCTGGGCGATATTGCAGATGACTTTCTCACCTCTGCCGACGGTGACCGCCTGACAAGCGACATTGATACCAACCTCGAAGCCGCATTGCAGAATGCACTGGCCAATCATGGAACGGTAGAACATCAGTGGGCGCAGTACGGCGAAGTGCGCGCGGATATTCTGGTGGTCAAAACGACCATTGCGCAGGTCGATAAAGCCATGGCTGAAATGTCCACGCAGGTGCAGGCGCAGTTCAATGATGTGACTGCCGCGCTGGAAGATAAGCTCACCGCCGTGGTTGATGCGACCGGGGCATCTGCAATTTACACCCTTAAAACCGGGGTTCGAATAAACGGTGTGATGTATAACGCCGGGATGTCGATCGCGGTGTTGGCGGAAGCGGGTAAGCCGGTAGTCACCCGCGTCGGGTTTAACGCTAATCAGTTCGTCCTGATGAGTGGCAGTGGTGATATGCAATATTCACCGTTTGCCGTTATCAACGGTCAGGTATTTATCAGCGATGCGTTTATTCAGTATGGCCAAATCACGTTGGCAAAAATTGGTGAGCTGCGATCCGCTAATTATGTACAGGGACAAACCGGCACCATCATGAAATCAGACGGGACGTTTGAAATGAATGGGGCGGTTGCCGGGGAGGGTGCAACGAAAATGACCAATCTCAATTACAGCGTTAAAGATGGTAATGGCGTTCTCCGCGTGCAGATTGGCAAATTAACAGGGGTATTCTGATGTCATGGGGAATTCAGACGTGGGACGCAAATGGCGTCCCGAATAACTACGGCATTAAACCTGTTTCGGTGGTGGGAATCATCGATCTTGCTTTAGGTCAGAAAACAGGAAGCTACCAGTTCAACCTCGAGCCTGGTTTAAAGGTTGGTTTTGCGGTGGGTACTCTGGAGGATAAAGGGACAATAAGTTACACAGACAAAAGAAACATTATTGCATCTGGGAACACCATAACAATACAGCCTTCAGGTGGTGATGGTATTAACGATTATCCTGCCATGAAAGTGCAGTTAATCGTGTTCGCGGAGGCTGTATGAATGGCAAAATATGGCGCATTGATTTCATTACCTAACGGAAACCCTTTTATCACTCCAGATTCCACACCAATGACGCTTTACCGAAAGGTCACTGTAAATTCAACTTTGGCTTCGGACTTTAACAGTGCTACGGCATCAGTAGTCATCAACGGGCAGAAGGGTGGAATTGTATTTGCCAGGACCAGTGCAGCTGCAAAGATATCAGCTTCAAAAAATGGCAATACATTCAGTGTTAGTGCGTCTAATTACAGAGGTTCGTCTTTTGTTCTTGAGGCCTATTTTTTTGCTATATATCCGCTTACCCTTCCGGCCTGGGGTGTGGCTATATGGGATGCCGAAGGGACACTGGTACTTACGAATGAGTCCCGGGTATTAAGCGACCTTACAACTATAGGTTCACCAGGTGCTGTAAGTGGTGGACTTAACATCGATACATACATGCCAGGCAAATGGGCCGTAAACCCGATGGGGCTGGGATCTGTTCTCCTCCATGCTGGTTCGGCACCCGGTGGACAGCCAATAATCCAACCTGTGGATGTGGGAACTGGGTGCTTCAATGAAGGTGCGGGAACAAGAATAAAAGGACTTTCATCAACAACAGCAAGCGGCTCTTCAATCGGAACGACGAATAGTGGAATTGTGATAACGGCGATAAACACAGCCGCATATGATTAAATCGATCGATTTAAACGATCAATTTAAGGGTATTGATCTATTAAAACTATTTTTATTATTCAATGCCATTGGTTATTTTTTGTTTAAATAATTAACTCTGGTGTCGAAATGAAAAATATAATTATTCCAGTTATTGTCTGCCTGGTGCTTTCAGCATGTTCAGGACCTGTTCTGGAGAAACAGAAACCTGTTTGTCAGGCTGAGTTAGTGGCTGGTGGGCTGCCCCAGTCAGTGCAGATTTACGGTGTACGAAAAGTTGCAAATCAGACTGAGTACAGAGCCGGTTATCCATTTAACTGGCGATGGGTGAATAAAAATAATTTCACTCGTTCGAATTGCCCTCAATGAAATACCAAAAATAACCCGCTCCGGCGGGTTTTTTATTACCTGAATTCAGGAGATATCCATGTCAGCAGGAACTTTAACCTTGACGCATAACTCTGCTGCGGTCGCTGGCAGCGGGACCGCGTTTACCACCGAGGTGGCGGCCGGAGATTTTATTGTTGTTACTGTCGGTGGCGTTCCCTATACGCTTCCGGTTAAGTCCGTGGAAAGTGGTGCAGCGTTGACTCTGGTCAGTAATTACACCGGGCCAACACAATCTGGTGCGGCCTGGTCAGCTGTTCCTCGTGTGGCGCTGAACATGGTTACTGCCGCGCTGGTGGCTCAGAGCGCAGAAGCGCTTCGAGGCCTGAACTACGACAAGCAAAACTGGCAGCAGTTTTTCACCGCTGATGGTGATGTAACTATCACACTGCCAGACACCAGTCAGACGACAGGTCCATCAGCGAAAAAGTTGATCAATAGTGTGGCCGATAAAGCAGACTCGACTGATGCGCGGCTTGACACGATAAATGGTAAGTCTGGCGGGGTTGTTGATGGCGAGGTAGCACTCACTCGTTCAGCAACAGAAAATATTTCAAACAGGTTTGTATTTACTACCATCGTCAATGCGGAGGGGCTTACAGCATGGGCTGAGAGACATGACTTCGCAGATGGCTCTAATCGTCAGATTCTAAATTTGGGGTCCGTATCAGGAGTGCGTAAAGCCGTATTTAACGCCGAGGGTGGAATTCTGTGTAAAGCGGGGATCAATAACTTCTCGGCATTGCGTACCGGGTACTTTATAGACTATGAGTCAGGTCCTGTGGGTCTTTATATTGACTCGACTCGAACAGGAACAATCCAGTTAGTAACCACATCCGACAAGTTTCTAAAGAAAGAAATCGAATACCTGTCAGATAAAAAGGTGATGGATGGGATATCCGCTACAACTACTGCGCTGAATGAAGTGATGGAATGGAGGCCTGCTACATTCAAATTCAAGAAACGCGGTATCATCCCTGAAAGTGAGACGAAGCTTGGTTTTATTGCCAATGATTTAGTTGCAGTATCCCCGGAGTGTGTCAAAGGCAAAGGTCTTGAAGAGGGGTTCGATGAAAACAACGCCACTGATGCATATTCTCTGGATGAGACCGCAATGATCGCAAAACTGACGTTATCAATTCAGGAATTGCAGAAACAGATTACTGAACTTCAGGGTAGTAAAGTTTGATATGTTTCTTGTGAAAGGAATTGCCGCAACCACACCGTATGCAAGAGCATGATTGCGGCCGACTGGCGAACGTTCGATATTGCGAGTATTGAATGATTGCCAGTCATGGCGGATTGTACTTAAGCAATATGACGGTTCAAGGCGTTTAATCTGAAACCAGCCACATATCAGCCTCTTCAAACATATCTTCGAGCATGCGGTTCAACTTTTCCCGATCGCTTTTGCTGGCGTCGCTATTCAAGCCGTTCGCCTGCATCGGCTTCACCCTCACTTCGGCATCGGGGAAAATCTGGTGCACCCGCTTCGTCAGTTCAGTCAGAATGATTTCTCTGGCCCCTTCGAGTCCTTCAACATTACGCTTGTCATAAACCAGTTCTACGAACAT